TCTTGCTGCTTGTTGAAGTTCTTGCCCTCTATAATTTGCTGGAAGACCTCCAATTTGTGGTCTAACTGTCCTTACTGGTGTTCTCCCACCACCATAAGTTTGTGGCGTTCCAGCATTCATGGGACGAGCAAATCTTGATTGATATGGTGCATTAGAAATTGGTCTACGATTAGCCATTTGATCTGATGTGGGAATTTCACTCAAATACTCTTCATACATATCTTCCCATGTATACTCACTCAGGTCATAACCTTCCTCTACGAGTGAATTTACCCATGCCTCAACTTCTTCCCAAACTTGCTCTTCTGTGAGTTCTTGTGGAGCATAAATCGCATTGTATGCTTCCATCATATTGAGAGCATCAGTTCCCGTAATTCTAGACATTGTTTCTTTATGTTTTTCTAATTTTATTTATAAAAAAGAGGGTCATTGACCCTCTAACCATTCTTTCTTGAAATCATAATCACCAAACAGAAACTCATCAGATTCTGCTGCTTCTTTATAAGCATTCAGGATTTCCTGTTCGCACCATTCATCATAGTTGGAATCATCTTTGATTATTTTATGGTTCATTTTTTATAGTCCATCCATTTCTTCTTGGTCCAGTTCTATTGTATTTAACTGCGGCGGACATAGTTGCATATGAAATATTATGTAACTTACAAAATTTTTTTAATTCACCAACAATTGTATATTCTTGCCCCTCTGGGGAAACAAGTTTCCATTTTTTTGCTGATGGTGATAAGAAACCTTTTGCATATCTTTGTTTTGCTTTATCGCTTATTTTTCTTTTTCTTTCTTCACTACAAGGAACACCATAACTTGGATTATTTTTTCCTGCTACTTTTTCACTTATTTTTTTCTTGGTTTCTTTGGTATGTTTCTTTACTCCACCATAGTTTCCTCTTTCTTCTTTAGTTTTTAATCTTTTTTGTATTTGTTCTTCCCACTTATCTCCATATATTTCTTTGTATGTTCTTCCAGTCAATTTTGGTGGTCTTGAACTCTCACATATATTTGTGAGTATTCCACCTTCATCAATATCTTTCTTTCCATATTTTTTAATCAGTTCTTCTTCATAATCATAAGCATCATTTTCATTCTCAAAATATTCAACAATTTTAATTTCTGGTTCATAACCTTCTTTTCTTATTTTTTTAATCTTATCAAACTTTTTAAAATTGTCTGATTTTACCCTTGATTGCTCCGATAAATGGAAATAGACCCGATTACCTTTCCCCTTTCCAACATAGAAAGGAAGATTAACTCTCGGATCTATTAATTCATAAACATAATACATTTTAACAAACTGAACTCTAATACTATTTATATAATATTATATTTCAGTTTGTTGTATTTGTCAAAGTTTAAAATCACTAAAAGTATTGGCAGTAACATCGTGTTTAATTCCACCGACAATGTAAGATTCATTTTCTGTTTCTTGATTGGCGGTTTGAAGTCCCTTAGAACTGATCCAGTGCTCAGTCCAGGGAAGTGGGTTATTTTTAGCAGGAATGTCATAAAGAGGTTTCAGTCCAATCGCCTTCATTCTACGGTTTGCAATCCATTCAACATACTGCTGTAACAGTTTGTCATTTAGACCAATCATAGATCCATCCTTGAACAGATACTCTGCCCAAAGTTTTTCCTGATTCACGGCATTCTCAAAGGTCTTATAAAACCATTGCTCCTCTTCTTTAGCGATACTTGCCATCTCAGGGTCATCACCTTCCTTCCACTTATTCAGGATGTTCTGAGTAATAACCAGATGCTGGTTTTCATCACGAGCAATCAGTGAGATGATTTTTGCACTTCCTTCCATAAGCTTGAGTTCGCCAAAAGCAAAACTGCAAGCGAAGCTGACGTAAAAGCGAATACCTTCAAGAATATTAACGTTTGCAACTGCTCTAAAGAGTTTGCGTTTGAGTTCATACCTTGCTTCTTTTGCGTAGGGTACTTGTTCTAAAGCATGGACCCACTCATTCGAATTATCATAATGATGAGCACTATTGATGAAATCGTTGTATGCCTGAGTCACACTCACGGCACGTTCCATAATACGATCCTCTTTAAGGATAGTATCAAAGACTTCAGATGGGTCTGAATAAACGTTCTTGATGATATAAGTGTATGAACGGGAATGGATCATCTCCATAAACTCCCATACTTTCATACACGCTTCCAGTTCAGGGAGGGAACAGTAAGGCGCGAACGCCATACCAGGACCACGACCTTGAACTGAATCCAGCATCACCTGATACTTCAGGTTACTGGTGAAGATGTGTTTTTGCTCTGGGCGTAGCATATGATAGTCGCTACGATCTTTTTGAAGAGATACCTCTTCGGGTCTCCAGAAATAACCCAATTGCTGTGTTGTTAGTTTATCGAATATTGGATACTTGTAAGAATCATATCTTTGTATTCCCAATGGTTGTCCAAAAAACATTGGTTGTTTTTTGGTGTCTACTTCATTGGAGTTAAAAACGGTCATCGATTCGACCATTGGTTTCTCCTGTGAATTTATTTTGAAACTAAATGTCATAATTTCCTTTTTACTAAACTAACTCAACTGTTATATTTAACTGGATTAGATTTTAACATAACTCCACCTATAACCTTTACAATGATTAAATTTTCCTTCACAAGTATATTTGATATTAGAAGGAGTTGTTCCTACAAATTTAGAAGCATCACTAATAGATTGAAACTCTCTTAAAAAGTTTCCTTCAATATCATACTGAAATACTTTGGTTCTTTTTATATTTGGATTATTTTTGAGTGTTTGAGATGTTTTACTTTTACTTTCTTCTTTGTGTGATTTTCCAGAAAATCCACAAGGAGATGGTTGCCCTTTTCTCATTTTACTCCAGTTCTTCTTTTGTTCCTCTGTATGTGTTTGATTATAGAATGGATTTTCTTCTCCAAGAAATTTACCTTTTCTTTTTAATGATAAAAGTTCCTTTGTTTCTTCTGTATGAGAATATCCAAGAATCCCACCATCACCACCAATAGTTTGATTGTATTCTGGTTTTAATGATGAAATCCAGAATATTTCTCTATTTCCTAAATCACTTTTACACACTTCAATTTCTTCAATAAAAAAATTTTCTTTTCCATATTTTCTTATTGCTCTGTGGAAATAAGTTGTAGAATCTCTTTTAAGTGCATCATAACAATGATTATAAAATCTTGTTGATAAAGATTTTATGGTTTTACCAACATAGAATTTCCCATTCAGTTTATTTGTTATTTTATAAATGCGACCTTCCATAAGATAAAGTAAAAACCTATTACTATTTATAATAATAGGTTTTTACATTTTTAATTAAATAGAGCAACTATCACAAGTTGTTTCGTCGGCACCAGAAAGTTCTTGGAGAAGTGATTGAAGGTCTTGTTTTGTTTCTTCCACCACCTCATCAGTTTTATTATCATAAGTGTTTTGATAATAACTTGTTTTCCATCCCACAGAATATGCATAAAGCATATCGTGTGCCATTACCGATGTTGGAACTTCATTATCTGGGTAATTTTCTGGATTATACGACCAGTTTCCAGAAATCGCTTGATCGAAGAATTTTTGCATAACAGCAACAATATGAATATACCCGCGATTGCTAGGCATATCCCACAGCAGCGTATAGTTGTTCTTAAGAGTTTGATACTGGGGAACAATCTGTTTGAGTGGACCCTTCTTCGACTTCTTAATGGACAGGTATCCGCGAGGTGGTTCGATTCCATTTGTTGCATTTGACACAACGGAACTGCTCTCCGATGGCATTTGTGCTGACAGTGTTGAGTTTCTAACTCCATACTGCTTAACCTGTGCTCTAAGACCTTCCCAATCATACTTCAATTCGTTTGGAACGATTTCATCCACATCACTCTTGTATGTATCAATCGGAAGAATTCCCTGAGAATACTTAGTGCGATGCGAATACTCACAAGCACCTTTCTCTTTCGCAAGATTGACTGTTGCCTGAATAAGATAATACTGGAATGCTTCGGTTAGATCATGAACCAGTTGCCATGCACCAGGATCGTCGTAATGCTCCCCGTGCTTGGCAAGATAGTGTGCCAGACCAATATAACCTATTCCAAGAGAACGACGCCTCTTGGTGAAGTTCTCCGCTGCCTTTACAGGATAATTTTGATAGTCAATAATCTCATCCAAAGCACGAACAGAAAGATCGCAAAGTTCTTTCATATCATCAAAATGTTTTAGTTTTCCAACATTAATTGCCGACAAAATACAGGTGGCAATTTCTCCGGTCTCATCATCAATATGCTGAATGGGAGTTGTTGGTTCTGTAATTTCCATACAATTCCCAAGAAGAAATCCATTAAACATTCCCATTCCTCTTACCGTTTCGGTAAAGCAATATGTAGAATCTCTTCTGCCAGTATAAACAATTTCTTCTACAGTATGAAATCTTTCAGCATTTCTATTTGGAATATTTTTTGAAATGTTAGATTTTATTACATATTCTGCAAAACCAAGATTGCATAATTTGATGAGACCACTATTAGAAATAAGCAATCTCCACACTTCATTACATTCATACTCTTTCATTCCACCTTTACCATCAGGCATAAGTTGCTTTCTATTTTCATAGGTTTTTTTAATTTTACAATCAACCCCAAGAGTATGAAGCATATACTTGACACTTCTGAGAAATTCAAAGTTAATTGAATTTATTTGAACTGTTTCTGTCTGATTATTTTTTGCAATATGCCCATCCGAATCAACTAATCCAGCAAACCACTTCAATCTAGATTCAATTGTATAATTGCAATCTGGAACTACAAATTTAGTGTGAGGGGGAATATTCAAAAACACCCTAATTTTATCTTGCATATTATAATATTTTGAATATGGTAGATATTCTAAAATATCTTTTTTAGTTCCATACAAATCAAGTATTGGAGTGCCTCTATGATATGATCCATCACCACTATGAAAACCTAAGGCATATGCATGTTCTAGTTTTAAATTACCTTCAATTATAGGCAAATCAAATTTAATTAACTTATCACCAGATTTCAATTCATATGCTCTCTTTTCAATAAGTTTTCTATCTCGTGAATAATTTTTACCCTCTATAATAAAAAATCTATGATATGGAGTGCATTCAATATCTTCACCGTCAATAACAACTTTTAAAAGTTCTTGATTATCTGATGTTTTTTCGATCAATACATTAGACCAAGTTTCTCCATTCCAAATATCTACATAATCACCCACCATTTCGGAGATAGTTTGATAACCATCTTTAGTAAGAATTTGAGTTTCTGGAGCAACACACAAATTACTCATAGAAATTTTATCAAGATAAGAACTATGAGAATTACAATGGTCAATATTCATGATATAAATACGACCAGTCTCTGCCCTCTCTTTCAGAAGATTCAGAAAGAGTTCTTGAGCACCGATAGTTTTTCTTGGAATAGATGTATCTCGTTCATAAGATACATATAACTCGTCAAATCTATCAGTGCCAAAAGCATCATACAAACCAGGAACGTCGTGTGGAGAGAAGAGTGAGACTTCTCCGTTTTGAATGAATCGTTCATAGAAGAGTTTGCTGATTTGAATACCGTAATCTAATTTTCGAACACGATTGTCCTCCGTTCCCTTGTTATTTTTCAATACGAGGATGTCTTCGATTTCTTGGTGCCAGATTGGGAAGAAGCAGGTTGCTGATCCACCTCGTATGCCATTTTGCGTACAGCAACGGACAGTTGCTTCAAACTTTTTGAGAAACGGTACAACGCCAGTGTGCTGGACTTCACCACCTCTGATTTTAGCATTGATGCCCCTGATGCGACCTGCGTTGATACCGATACCCGCCCTTTGTGCAACGTATCTGCCAATAGCCATATCGCTAGTAAAGATACTATCGAGGGTGTCATCAACATCAACCAGAACACAACTAGCGAATTGTCTAAGTGGCGTTCGCACTCCTGCCATGATGGGGGTTGGAATGTTGATTTTGTGTTTGGAGATTGCGTCATAATACCTCTTAACGTAGTCTAGACGGGTTTCCTTAGGATACTTGGAAAAAATAGTTGCCGCAATCAAAAGGTACATGAACTGAGGAGTTTCATATAAGGCACCAGTGCTTCTATCTTGCACGAGGTACTTATCAACGACCTGACGAAGACCTGCATAGGTGAAGAGATAATCCCGACCATGATCGATAAAGGATTCAAGTTTATCAAACTCTTCATCAGAATAAAGTGAGAGAATCTCAGAATCATAGACTCCTTTCTCCACACAATTAAGAGTGTGCTCTTTTACGGTCGGTGCCTCATGCATACGACCAAAGATCTGTTTACGGATCGCAAACAGAAGCAAACGTGCTGCGACGAATTGATAATTGGGATGATCCAGATCAATTAGATCAGAAGCAGATCGAATCAGAATCTCCTGAATCTCTGCCGTTGTAATGCCATCATAGAATTGAATACCAGATTGCATCTCAACTTGACTTGCAGAAACCCCTGCAAGGTCCTTACATGCCTCTTCTACCATTACATGGAGTTTATTCAACTCCAATACTTCAGTAGCACCATTTCTTTTAACGACTTTTGTTCCGTTACTCATATTTTCTTCCAGTTGTTAAACTTAATTTTTGCTTCTAAACCTGAATAGGTATTTGATTTTAGCACATCCATAACATTAAGTCCAGCAAGCACACAGTCATTAATATCCTTGTGCTGAATGGTTATGGGCCAAATTACTACTTTATCACCTCTGTCGATGGTTTTTGATATTCTGTTGACGATTTCTCGATTACGTGGTTCGTTATCAAAAACGTAAATATAATCGCACCAACCAAACGACTTAATATCAAGGTCGGACCCACACATAGCAACAGAATTCTGTATAAACGTGGAATCGAAGGGTCCTTCAACAATGTAAATGGGTTTCGCAGAATCAACTTTGTCCATTCCATAGATTTTTGGTGCGTCATCAGAAAGCATCACAGTGATATATTTAACAGGGTTTGGACCGAGTGCTCTTCCCTGAAAACCGATGAGATTACTTTCACTATCATACATTGGTATAATAATGCGACTCTCATCCCTACCAATAGTGTTGAAAGTAACCTTTTGAGTATTCACCCACGCCTTGAATTTGTCAGCATAATAAAACTTTTCAGGATTCAGTTTCCTTTTTTCCAGATATTCTCTTGCAGCAGGATTCTCTGATGCCTTAGGTAAGTCCAGTTTCTTTTTGAAGACAGGTTTAGCAAACTCAAACTTTGGTTCTTCAACCACAAAGTTTTTTCCAGTATATCCTTCCTTAAACTTTTCAAGTGCATATTGCTTATGAATCACAGGGTCCAACTCCTTCAAGAAGTTATTGAAGGACATACTGGCACCACAATTATGGCACTTGAAGTTAGTGTTGTTCCTCACAGAGTAAATATACCCCCGTGCCTTTGTTTTATTCTTCTGGGAGTCTCCACAGAGACAGCAACGAAAGTTGTAGAGATCTGCCTTAACCCTCTTAAATTTTTGTAGTCGTGACGAAACTAGTCCAATATATTTGGAGTCAATCAAATCCATTATAAAGAGGGGTTATTACTTCGTGCTCTCTACTCTAACAGGTGCTGGGTCTGGTGTCAAGATATCCACGACCACAGAAGATTGAGAAACTGCGAAGGATAAGAGGATTGCTGCTCCTGCGATTATCCAACGAAACTTAGCAAGTTCGTCTACTTTTGATTCTAATGAGTGAATTTTTTCAGATACTTTCTTATGCTGTTCTTTATTTTCCTCCTTCATTTCATTAATCATATTTGATATCATTTCATCAGTCTTGCCACAATTCTCAATCTTTTCCTCATGGACTGCCAACATTTTACTGATGTTTTGACTGGTTTTCCCCATTATTTGAATTGCTTCGTCTATTTTTCTCATCATAACTTCATAGGATGAGAGTCTCTCTTCTAAGACGGCAATTTTGGTGTCGGATGAGGTATTTTGATTAAACATTATCGGAGGATATGAAATTTGCTACATTAATCCATAACAAATCTATTAATATTTATTTTTATTATTTTTGCTTAAGATATTGCAACCACCACTTACGGGACCCCTTTCCACCTTTAGCATAATTCTTTTTACACTTCCAGACAGGAGGAGTCCCAGTCTCAATATTATATCCAAGAGACTTTTCTCCATCACCAACTACATTGGCAATTGCTCCCTCACCTTCCTCTTTGATATTATGAATAATTTGAATTAACTTATCTAACTTATCCATCAGATTGATTTTAATTTTTTTAAGCACTCTTCATCTTGTTGTATATAATTTATTGAACTTTTAGGATATTCTGGTATTCTATTTAAAAATATCAAAAAACTCTTTATAGATGGCCATAATTGTTCATCTAAATTATAGAACAGTAATGGTACAGCAGCTTCATTAAATACATTAAATAAAGATATCAGGTGATTTAATATTAAATGTATTTTTAATTCGCCAGTATTTTTATATCTTTTTAATAGTCTCTTTATGTACTTAATTCTTTTCAAGTCAGATTCAAAATCCTCAAACGTAACTGCTTGAGGATTATTATAGAACTTTACAGCAAATAACAAATAGTTATCTTCATTCAATTCATCAAATTTCATACAATATTATCAAATATTTCAGAATAAACCGTCATCAGGAGCATCAGTTGTGGTTAAAATTCCACCAGCAACTAATACCTCACTCTTAACTCTTAGATTTCCGTGCGTATCAACATAAGTCATAATTCCAACCCAACCACTGTGAGCAACAGCATATGCAGTAGTAGCAGCAACACCAACTTCAACTTGATCTACACCAAATACTCCAGTGAATACTGGACTGGTTGAGAATCCTGTTGTTTTAGATTCAGGTGCTCTATAAATTGAATCACCAAGAGTATATACTGGTTCTTCTGAAATATTATAAGCAGCACCTGCAGAAACCGTTGTTAATCCAGAAACAAAGTTTGCTGTATTTGCGATTGAAATAGTTGTGGATGTAAACCCAGTAATAACCGCATAACCATAAGTAGCACCTGTACCGACAGTTATAACATCACCAGTCTTAATTCCAGCGGTGGTAAAAGTAACAACACCAACTGCCCCTGTTACGGTGTTAGTACCAAGATTGACGGCAATAGTTCCGTCCGAATAAACTGAATCGTTATTGCCCCAAAGAGACATGTTTCCTTACCTTTGAATTCTTTTATATTGATATTTATAAAAAAAGAAGACCTTTACTTTTGGTCTTCCTTATGTTTATGTAAAAGTGTTTTTAAAAAATGGTTAATTAAATCTAATATTCCATTCTCTTCAAATCTTTTTGTTTTTGCTAACCACTCAGAGATTGTCAATAAAAATGCAAGAGCAAAAGTGAATCCCCAATTGGTTAGCAAACAAGTAATCATTCTTGTGGTTTAAAGATAAGTTCTTTAACTGTTACAAGAATCATATTGTCAATACTATTGTCAGTTGTATTTACATACTTTTCAAGAAGTTCAATAACAAGATTTTTAACAGATGGATGAGTTGCGACTGAGATAATCAGTGGTTTTACCACATTGACTAATACATCTCTCATGATGTCCTCCGTGTGAAGAGTATCCTGTGTTATTTAGGAATTAAGTTCTTGTTGTATCAGATTGCCACTCTTGTGATCTTTCTCTTTGTGCTCTTTTTAATTCCACTTCTTGTTTTGGTGATCTTCTTTCAGAACCAGGTTCACCGGCAACAGGAGGTTTTTCTCCAGGCTTTTTCTTGTTACCTCTCGGGTTAACTCCCATTCTACCAGTTCCCATAGATTTTGCAACTAATTCTAAAGCAGGAATACGAGGTGGTCTGGGAGTACCTTTTTCTGCTCTTCTTCTTTCATCAATAAGTTCCCCCTCCAAATCATGTGATGCTAACTGCAATTTAGGAGACTTTTTAGGAATTGGTGTTTGTTTTTCGCCAGGAAGATGTGGGCGACCATCTGGAGCTTTTGAAGTTCCAGGTCTATTTTCTCCGGGTAGCGCCGGCCCAGTTTGCTCAGAAGTAACCATTAGATTTTTAGCACCCATTGCTCTTGCTTCATTTTTTGCAAGATTAATTGCAGTTGCAAGAGGACGACGATCTACTTTATCTTCTTCTTTAGAACCACACTCAGTTTCTTCTTTCTGAACTTTCTGTTTAGGAATTCCTTCATGCTTAGTTTTAGCAAACTTACGAATTTGCTTTTCACTCATCGAATCTACAATCTTAAGAACTTCATCACTTACCTCAGATCTTGGTGTCTGACCTCTTTTAACAGAAAGAGCAAGTCCAAAAAGTTTTTGTTGTTGCTCACTTTCCGCCTTTTCTTGGAGAGAATGAACTTTTTTTAGAAATTTTGAGTATCCATTTTCAACAATTACATCACCATCCATTTCGTGATGTGCCATTAATTTTGTTTGTGAGTTATCGGTAGGATTTACAACTATTTTATTTTTTTTAGTAGTAAAATCAATCTGAGTAGAATTTGAATCGGGATTTACTTGTTGAGAAGCGTCAGTCTGTGGCAAATTTGCAGTTGCTGCTACCTCACCTAAAAAACTCTCTTTTACACTTGAAGTATCCTTACCATCAGCGACTCCACCTTTTTTGCGTTGAATAGCGTTATGAACTGAACCACGATACTCTTTAGCACCACTTTCTATTTTACCATCACCATCATAATCTTTCTTTGCTTTTCCACCACCTAAAGCTGCAGAAGTTTGTTCACCCCTTTCTCTTTCTCCCTCATATGGAGTTCCATATTCGGTCATTTCAACTTCGAGACCTTTTGCTCTTAGTTCGCTAATTTTTTTTCTTGTTGCATATCTTACATATGTAACATTACTTTTAGGATCAGTAACTCTTACTTTATATTTTTTTCCTTCAGAAGTATCATTTACTTTTTCTTCTAAAGCATACTTAAGTTGATTCGCATCAATAACTTCTTCATTTTTTTCCAAGAAAACTTTATAGAGTGCTTTTGAAACTGCATTAGAAGCAGAGTCTTTCATATAATTAGTAAAGTCTTCTGCTTGCATTCCACCACCTTCTTTACCAAAAAGTTTTGCTCTTACTTCCGCTTTTTCTTGCTCTCCCATAGAACTATTTTGCATATACTGAGAATATGCAGAACGAAGAGGTAAATTTTCTCTCCTTGCGCGATATCGAATATCGTAGACTGCTTGACGAATTCTCTGTTCTGGAGTTTTCTCCCCACCCTTATCGTCACCGTCTCTACCTGAATTTTTTCTTTCAGGTTTATTAGATTGAGATAATTGTGCTTGTGGATGCTTTCTTGCAGGAAGATCTTCAGCAATATGCTTTTTCATGAGAACAATTTAACGTTTTACTTTTTTCCTATGTTTATTTATTAAATTAACACCATAAGGTTTTCCACCATCTTGAAGATTTTCTGAACCAGTACCAATTGCACCGGGCGTCATCATTGCAGCATACTTAAATGCTCCCAATGTTCCAATTAATGTATTTGGTTTTCCAGGAAGTCTCATCATCTTACTCATATGTTTTTCCGAATAAGATTCTTTCACATCTTTAATCCACGATTTAAACATCATCCCATTTTCAGTCACGCAAATCAAATAATTAGTACCTCTACGAATGATTTTACCATTCAATCCGGTATTTAAGTTTTCAACAAAAGTGCCAACTTTAAAAATATTTTTATCAATATAATTTTCTCTTAAAGATTGTGGATCAAATTTTGGAGCAATTTCCCAAGTATTATATCCTTCTTGCTGTATTTCTTGTATACCCATTCCCTGACGAACAAGATCAAAAAGTTGAAGTGCTTCTTTATTTTTTACTCCTTGAGGGAGTGCAGAACGGAAAGTCATAAAATCTCCTTCCGCAGCAGCAAGTCTAAGTCTTGATGCAGAAACTCCTTCTACTCCTTTGTTACTATCAGGATCTCTATCTCCAGAAGATATGACATCAATAACATCAAATTGATAAAGTTGTCCATTATAATCATTAGACAATCTTTCAAATTCTTTAACGCGATCAGATCCACCAACAATTCTTACATTAGTATATCCATCATTGTGTGCTTTTTTAAGAACATCAAAAATAGTTCTAAAGTTTGGATCATTTACAATTCTTTCACTATGATCTGGAAACATCCTTCTCATAAATGATATTTTAGTATCAGGATCTAACGGATTTTTCTTTTTATCTTGACTGCGAGATGGAACAATAATATAATCACCATCTTCTTCCATAGCAGACATGGCAGCAGTATCCATCAATTGCTGATGTCCAACTGTTGGAGGATTAAAACGACCAAAAGCAATAGTAAGAGTTCCTTTTGTTTTGGGAACATCTGGTGGAGTTGCTACTGGTGTTTCTTGTGGTATTTCTTCTTGCGGAACATCTTGCGGTTGCTGTTCTACAGGTACTTGTTGTTGAGGTGCAGGTTGTTCTGGGTATGAAGATCCAAGAGGAATATTTTTTTCAAACTCACTTTGTTTTGGATCCTTTCCACCAATAACCTGCCGTTTGTTGAAATACTTTAATTGACCACCCACGGTCTTTGCCTCAAATTCACCAGTGGCCCTATTATACCACCCCCCATGCCCATCGCCAACAAGTCCAAGGCGTTTTGCTTGAACTGACGCGGCGGTTGCTTCCGATATGAATTGGTTAAATTTTTTCATTATTTACTTGATACTTTTGTAAAAAGTATTTACTGCAACTATATTGTTAATTATTTATTTATTTTAATACCCGTGAGAAGATTCGAACTTCCACTACAATGATCCTAAATCATTTGCCTCCTGCCGTTGGGCTACACGGGCGAAAGAACTAAGTCACCGAATAGGCATCAGGTCAAATAGTTCTGGATGAAGTTTTCCATACTTTCTCATAATCTCACCCGCCTTTGCATTTGCTTCATTTTCAGCAGGACTTCCAGGATTCGATGAGATTCTTTTACCATCCATAATTTGCTTATAATGAATAAACTCATGAGATACTGTCCTCAGAATATCAATAGGATGGCGATTAATAATACTAATATAAAGCACTTCTCTGTTCATCATACCAAAAGTCATATTGTTTTTGGCAAAATCAGAGTCATCTATGAGAACATATGGAATATCATATGTTAAACGAAGTTCTCTTTTAAGAAAGACAATAAATCTTTTAAGAATAGCATCAAACTGTATTCTTGTAGTTGGTCTTCCTTTTCTTTTGCCAATCAAAGACATTTTTTAAAATATTTATTATACACCGAGAACAGCACCAATACTATCATCAATTCTTTGAATTACATTACGAATATCAATAATGCGAGGAGGTATGCTCACTTCATCATAAGTATATCCTTTCTGTGCATCAAAAAGAATTTGACGAACTGCAGCGGCAGAACGAACATCCATTTTAAGGATTACTTGTTTTTCTTTAGTCATAATACACCTTGTTGTAAAATTCCTTCATAAATTTTTCCTTTCATCCAACCACCGCTTCTCCCTTTTTTACATCGGTCTTTAGCATTATCTTTACAATTTCCAACCCAAAGATTGTCAGAATAATTTATTTGTGGATATTGAAGATTTTCGTCTATATGCAATATATGATAACCTTGTTTATATTCTGGTAAAAAATTTCTACCCACAAGTGTATGTATATATTGCTTATATTTTTTACCATTAAAATATAATTCAATAGAGTAATAATAAGGCAATTTAAATTTTCCTTCAATCCAATTGTGTGTAAAAGTAGAATATACTTTACCATAGTTAGTAATATAATATCCAGGAAAATTTTTTATCTCTTTACATATTTCACTATTTTTTAAATTTTCTATCCACCAAAAAGGAAATGTTTCATCCATTAAGGAATTAATACTTCTTCCCCACCTATATTTTTCATCAGAAAATCCTAATCCCCAAGAAGAATTATAATATCCATTCTTATTAGGTTTAAGAAGTTTGTGATTTTTTACAATTCTAACTTCTTTAGTTTCCAGACAAACTTCATATCTATGCTCCAAAGAAGAAATAGATTTCCAAGTATTCATTTTTAATATTAAATATCACCTTCAGCACGGTTTTCTGAATGATAAACATTAAATGTTCCCTCCGGATATCTTGCACTGAGTTTCTCATAATTAATTTTCATAATTTCTTCAAAAGTCATATCCATAGCAATACAAAGTTGTGCGAGGTACCACATTACATCTGAAAATTCTTTAAGAATGTGAATTTTTGTTTCTTCAGTGTAAGGTTTTCCTTGCAGGAACACTTTTTTGATAATTTCTACCAGTTCTCCACTTTCAGCAGAAACTCCAAGAGCAGCAGTCAGAAGACGAGGAACATTAGCACAATGTGTTGTTTCAAGTTCAGTCATTCGCGCTAAAAGTTGTGCGAAGTCACTACTTGCAGGACTTGTAGTTTGGCGCACAAACTCAACATACTTATCAGAGTCAATAACTTTTTTATTAGTCATCAGAATTTAAATCCCTCAAATGTTTTCTTAGGTTTTTTGTCTTCATAATCATTATACTCGTCTTCTTGTCCAGAGTCAAGTATGTCCTTTTGAGCAGTCTGCTCACAATCATAAAGACGCATTTTTGCCCGATCAATTCCAATTACAAATCTCTTATAAATGGATTTATCACCATAACGATTTTTTAATTGTTTAACCATAATCTGCCCAAGTTGTTCCAATTCTTCTGTGCTGATTAATGCAACAAGAAAATCCGCAGTCGCGGGAAGTCCAAAAGATTCTGAGGTATCGGTAATCTCAACATCAGAAGAACTAAAACCGCTACGGGTCGTCTGTGTAGCACTGAAAATTGGAACATCAAACTCAACAGCAAGACCACGAAGTTCTTCCGCAATTGATTTGATGATTGTATAAGAATTAGCATTCATTCCAGAACGAAATCTTGATGAGGCACAGATATTAATATAATCAATAAAAATCACATCAGGTTTGAATGATTTCTTAAGTGCCAACTCATTAAGAAGTGCCTTAAAGTGCCCACTATGAGCAGATGCAGTTGGATATTCTTTAATGATCAAAGTTCCTTTTGTTTTTTCCACCAATTGAGATGCTTTATTTGTAAAAATAGATTTTGGCAAGTCATCCAATTGATTAATAGGAACATTCAACATATTGGCATCCATTCTTTTGGCAATTTCTTCTTCTGCCATTTCCATTGTAATGTAAAGAACATTTTTAGATTGAAGCAAAAAAGAAGATGCCATGTGACACATTGCTAAAGTTTTTCCAACATTAGTTCCAGCAAGAAAAATATTGAGAGTTTTATTGGGAACGCCACCATTTGTAATTTTATTGAAAAAATCTAAATCAAACTCAAGTCGATTTTCTTTTTTATGATAATATGCATATCGTTCTTCATAGTTTTGTAGATAATCGTGTCCGATATTATTATCAAAAGATACTGCGAGAGCATCTGAAAGAATACTAGGAATCGCATCACGATTCTTTTTTTCATCATTTCCATCAGCAATATGAATAGATTCCATAAGTGCCAAATAAATGGCACGGTCACGACACCACTTTTCAGTAGTATCAAGTAACCACTGCTTTTCAATAGGAAAATCATTTAGAGTCTTATTAATTTCTCTAATTTCTTTTACCTGATCCTCAGTTAAATCTGTACGATTTTCTATTTCAATATTGAGTGCTTCAATGGTGATTGCTGAACCATATTTGACAATGAACTGAACAATCTCCTCAAAAATGACCTTTTCGGATTTGCTCTCAAAATAATCTGGTTGTATGAAAGGAATGACTTTACGCGAGTAATCTTCATTGCATATCAAATTTCTAAGGATTGTGGTTTCAATTCTTTCCATTACTTATAATGCAAATATGTGCTCATAATATACTTAGACTCACTTATAGGAGCATTTCCTTTGTGGGGAAACAACCAAAGTGGTGGGAATATTAATAGTGTACCCTTTTTGGGTTGAATAGTCAAATCTTTAAAGACAGTCTCTCCACCAGTTTCAACATCATTTAGATACCACATAAAAGATAAAAATCTCCGTGCTGATGGATAGTCTAACACATCAACATGAGTATCAAAACGATCCTCACCACCAGGATTATACTTCTTTATACGAAATTGCTCAAAAGCATGTTCTTTTGGAAATACTCGACTATCCACAAACTCATAATACTTATCACAATAAGTGAATACATTTTTAATAACATGATTATGAATTTGATTTACTTCTGAAGAGATTTCTTTATTCTCCGTGAGATTAAACTGAGTAAAATTAGGTTTACCATCATTCTCAAATCTCTCATGCCTATCAGAAGTCTGGTCAAATAATGAAACCAAAAGATCGCAAATATTTGACTCTAGAGCATTTTCGTAAATGTGAATAAAATCATTTAGTTCATCCATAAGAGAATTGTTGTTTCGCGGCAGCATCAAGTTGCTGCATTACTTCTTCTGTAAAATATTGATCAGGGTTTTTCAGAATCTCCTTACCATAAATTTTCTTACCATTAATCTCATATCGTCCTGCCACATTCTTCCACATTCCTGCTTCTTCACCAAGTTCGAGAAGACCATAATATCGGTCAAGACCTCTCTCATCATAATAGAGACGCACTTCAACTTCTTGGTTTTCCTTACTCAGACGGGATTTAGCAGTCTTTGCCTTGATAATGTTTCCAACGACTTCTGTGCCATCCTTTTCTTTCTTCTTACTTAAGAAAATAATTGTAGAAGCAGCATACTTTAATCCAGATCCTCCAGATTGCTCTTGAGTTGGCACATAAGCACCGACAACTTGATATACATGATTAGTGACAATCATAGGAATACTTGCCTGACCCAGTTTAAGAGTAAGCATACGGAAAGCACCTTTGACAAGTTGCGATTTAGTCATATCACGCACTTGCTTATCATTCAGAGCATCAGTAATCTCCTTCTCCGTAGAAAGCATACCCAAAGAGTCTAGCACAAACATACAAGGTTTGCGTTCTCCTTCAGGTTTTTTTAAGTAAATATCTACTGCCTTGAGTGCTTTTCCACGAAACTCTTCTACGGTGACAACATTAACCACGACAAGACGAGATGTGTCGATGCCGCGTGACTCCAAGAGTGATTTGGTAATAGCGGCTTCAGTATCAAAGTAGAGACAATA